GGCTCCCCGGGAAACTGGGAACAGTACCAGAGTATGGTTGGCGAGATACGGGGCCTCGTCTACGCCAGAGAAGAACTTAAAGCCCTGCTGGAGAGAAAGACCGAAGATGCCTTCGAAGCTATATCTTCCTGATCACGTCGTAGCACGGATCAACAAGGACAAGGCGGTCAGCGATACCGCGCCAGCCACGTCCCCCTACGTCAAGCCCGAGGAACGGGTCCTTGATCCGGGCCTTCTCGACAAACCTCTCCTTGACCGACTGCCGCAGCCCACGGGCTGGCGCGTTCTTGTCATGCCGTACCGCGGCAAGGAGAAGACTGACGGCGGCCTGATCCTTCCCGATCAGGTCCGAGAGCGGGAGGCGCTGGCGACAGTCGTCGCCTACGTCATGCGACTTGGGCCGCTGGCTTACAAGGACCCCAACAAGTTTGGCGAAAACGCCGAGCCTTGGTGCCAAGAGGGCGAGTGGGTCTGCATCGGGCGTTATGCCGGATCGCGATTCAAGATCGATGGCGGGGAGGTCCGGATCATTAACGATGATGAGGTCATCGCCACGATCATCGAACCCGACGACATTCAACACGTGTGAGGGCGTTCATGAGCACCGAAAACGACGACGACAACATCGAGACAGAGATCATTGTCGAGACCGAGGCTCCCGAGAGCTCGGCCTCTTCTGGCTCAGGCCAAGAGTCGCGGGCCCCTGATGGGGACGACGAACTCGAGTCTTATAGCAGCAAGGTCCAGTCTCGGATCAAGCGGCTGACCGAGAAGTACCGCAAGGAAGAGCGGGATCGCGAAGAGGCCACCCGTATGGCCCAGCGGCTGCTGCAGGAAAACCAGCAGCTCCGCAGCCGGGTTCAGGCCTTGGACACAGGCTATCTGTCTGAGTACGGCGCGCGTCTTGAGACGCAAGAGGTCGCTGTCAAGCAGGCCTACAAGGCAGCCTATGAGAGCGGCGACTCCGATGCCATGCTCAAGGCGCAAGAAGACCTGTCCAAGATTGTCTTGGAAAAGCAGCGCTACGCGACGGCCAAGCAGAAGTCTGAGGCTGCCCCCAAGCAGGCGGTAGCCCCGACGCAGCAGCCCGCCGCGCAGGTGGCTCAGGCCCCGGTCGCGCCAAAGCCCGACCCCAAAGCGCAGACGTGGGCCGAGAAGAACAAGTGGTTCGGAGAGGATCGCATCCTGACCACCTCGGCTATCGCCATCCATCAGACACTCGTCGAAGACGAGGGGTTTGACCCGACGAGCGATGAGTACTATACTGAGATCGACCGGCGGCTTAGGACGGAGTTTCCTCATAAGTTCGCGGCCAAAAAACCGGGTGGTGGAAGTCAGGTCGCACCTGCTGGCTCCTCCGCGTCCCGCAGTACCGCTCAGGAGCGCCGAACAGTGAGGCTGACGCCATCTCAAGTCGCCATCGCGAAACGGCTAAACGTCCCGTTGGAAGAATACGCCAAGTACGTGAAGGATTGAGAACATGGACCGCACACCCCGCACTGCTGATACCCGCGAGAAAGAAACTCGCCGCAAGCCTTGGGCTCCGCCCAGTGTTCTGGATGCACCTGCTGCCCCTGAGGGCTACAAGCACCGGTGGATTCGCGCTTCGATTCGAGGCGAAGAGGACAAAGGGAACGTGTTCAACCGACTGCGTCAGGGCTACGAGCCCGTACGCGCGGAAGACCACCCGGAATACCAAGCTCCTACCATTGAAGACGGCAAGCATGCCGGTGTCATTGGTAACGGCGGCCTGATCCTGACTCGTGTACCTGTCGAGACAGCCCAAGAAAGAACCGATTATTACGGGAACCGGACCCGCGAACAAATGACGGCTGTGGATCAGGACTTGATGAAAGAGCAACACCCTTCGATGCCGATCAGTCAACAGCGGCAAAGCAGGGTATCTTTTGGCGGACGAAAATCGTCCGACTGATAAGGAGCAACGTCTATGCCTAACTCTTCCGGTGCGTTCGGGCTTCGCCCGATCAACCTCGCGGGTGGCGCTCCCAACAGCCAAGGTACGAATGCGTACTTTATTGCTTCGGGCGCTTCTGCGATCTACAACGGTTCCCCGGTCATCGCGGTCAATGGCGGCGATATCGCCATCACTGGCTCGGCTTCCGGCGACACCTACAAACACCTCGGCGTATTCGCAGGCTGCGAGTATGTCTCGTCCGTGACTGGAAAGAAAACTTGGTCGAACTACTGGCCCGGTTCCGGCGCGAACACCAACTTCGACATCGTTGGGTATGTCTATGACAACCCCACCCAGCGGTTCATCATTGGAACCGACGCGACGTTCACTGATCGTGCCACGGCTCGTGCGGCGATCTTCGAAAACACCCAGTTCGACTCGGGCACTTCGGGCTCGACCGTCTCGGGTCAATCGTCGGCCCGCATGGATGTCGCCACGCTCGATGCTTCGAACGCGTCGCTTCCGCTCAAGATTCTCGGCATCTACGATGATCCGACCAGCCAAGACTTCGCGGCTGCAGGCATCCAGATGATCGTGATGTTCAACAACCATGCACTCCTTCAGGCTGATTCTGAAGGCACGGTGGCATAAGGAGACCTGACCAATGGCAATTTCGCGCGCACAACTTGCGAAAGAGCTTGAGCCCGGTCTCAATGCTCTGTTCGGCATGGAGTATGCTCGGTATGAAAACCAGCATGCTGAAATCTTCACCACCGAGTCCTCGGATCGTGCATTCGAGGAAGAGGTTATGCTGTCCGGTTTCGGCGCAGCACCGACCAAATCGGAAGGCTCGGGCATCTCGTACGACGACGCTCAGGAAGCCTACACCGCTCGGTACAACCACGAAACCATCGCGCTGGCCTTCTCGATCACCGAGGAAGCTATCGAGGACAACCTGTACGACCGCCTCGGCAGCCGTTACACTCGTGCCCTCGCCCGCTCGATGGCCCACACCAAGCAGGTGAAAGCCGCCTCGATCCTGAACAACGCCTTCACGGCGGGTGCTTCGGCTGGCGGCGACGGCGTGGCTCTCTGCGCCACCAACCACCCGCTGGTCAACGGCGCTACCCTCGCCAACAGGCCCACCGTTGATGCCGACCTGAACGAAACCTCGCTCGAGGACGCTCTGATCAACATCGCTGGTTTCGTTGACGAGCGCGGCCTGAAGGTTGCCCTGCGCGGCACGAAGTTGGTGATTCCTCGCCAGCTCCAGTTCGTCGCAGAACGCCTGATGGTGTCGAACCTTCGCGTCGGCACCGCCGACAACGACGTCAACGCCATCCGCTCGATGGGCATGCTGCCGGAAGGTTATGTGGTCAACGACTTCCTGACCGACCCGGACGCATACTTCGTCAAGACGGACGCTCCCCGTGGTTTCATCCACTTCGAGCGCACCGCCATGACGACCGGTATGGAAGCTGACTTCGACACCGGCAACATGCGCTACAAGGCTCGTGAGCGTTACTCGTTCGGCTTCTCGGACCCGCGTTGCGTGTACGGTACAATCGGCGCGTAATCCCCTGCACCTCCTTCGGGAATGCAGTGAAAGGTCCACTTCGGTGGGCCTTTCTTTTTGCCTCTGCCCCGTGTAGACTGCCGCAAAGGGTAACATTAGCCGCACAGACAGGACGCCCTTCCTGACTTTGCACAGACTGCGCGGCGAAACCTTGTGCAAGAGGAAAAAGCCATGACCAATACCACGTTTAGCGGTCCCGTCCGTTCGCAAAACGGCTTCCAAACCATCTCCGTCAACAGCACCACTGGCGCTGAAACCCTCACCGGCTCGTTCGGTTTTGGCATCGCAAACCCCGCAGGTGTTGGCATCACCGGTGGCACGGGCACCGTCTACGAGACCTCCGTTGCCCGCAACAACGGCATCGTGACCACCTCAATCATGCTCGACCTGACCGGCCTGCAGTCGGGCGGCACGGCTGGCGACATCATTGGTACTAACGGTGCGGGCGTGGCTTACATTGCTCAGATCACGACTGCCAACAACGGCACTGTCTTCGGCGTTCGCATGACCTGCTATGAGCTCCCTGTTGGCGGTGACACCGACATCGACCTGTACTCGGCCACCGAAGGTACGGGCGTGGAGGACGTCGCGATCTCGACTTTGACAGAGACCCAGATTATCAACTCTGGCACTCTGGCTCTGGGGTCGGCTGTCTTTGGCACTGACATCGCCGCCAACCAGTACCTCTATCTCGTTGGTCAGGGCACCTCGAACGCGGCTTACACCGCGGGTCGTCTGCTGATCGAAATCTTCGGCTACGACGCCTAATAGGAGTATAGCAGAATGGGCGCGTCAGATATCCTTTCCGGACACCTCCACAGCAGCGGCTTTATCCGTAAGGCCAGAACCCGCATTAAAGCTTTCGACGTGGTCGGAAGCGCCAATGCAGGGATTCTTGAGTTCTGGGACACCACTGTCGCGCCCACCGCTGCCACTTATGGCCGGACCGCGGCCGTAGTGACAGTGACCAGCGTTGGGCACGGCCTGAGAACAGGCGACGTTGTGGGCATCTCCTTTGAAGAAGCTTCCGGGGTCATCGCGACTCCCGGGAGCTACGTCATCACCGTAACGGGTAATGACACCTTCACGCTAACCGACATCAACAGCGGGACTATCGCCACCAGCACCGTCTGCCGCTATGTTTCCAACAAGCAGAACGGCTATAACGCCCGTTGGCTTGCCACCTACCACACCTCCGCCAGCGACATCTTCTTCAACGGATTCAGCCTTCCCGACGACGGTTTCCTCGCTCGGATTGGCGTGTACGTCTACGCGGATGAACTAGCATCCATCAACGTCTACTACGGATAAGGGCGACATGGCCCGTCGCCCAACATCCTCTCGTGGATCGGCACTCGTCGCGGCTTACCGCGACGGGGAGGCCTGCCCGACGGCCACGAAGGACGTGCATGTTAACCTGAAGAACCGGAACCACGCCATCGAGGAGTACGGCTACGGCCCGATGAATCCGGAGCTTCCGAACAACAAGTTCTGGAAGGCTCTGGCGGACCTCTGGGACGTGACACCGACAGAGGCCAAGGCTTCGCGCTGCGGCAACTGCGCGGCCTTTGTTCAGACCCCCAAGATGCTTGAGTGCATTTCTGCGGGTATGGCCGGGGACGAAGAGTTCGAGATGGCGAACTCTACGTCAGTGGCCGAGGCTTCAAACCTCGGATACTGCCAGCTCTTCCACTTCAAATGCGCTGGCAGCCGTACCTGTGACGCGTGGCTGGTCGGCGGCCCGATTACAAAAGAGGGGCGAGGGTGATGGCTAAGACAGCCGCGTGGACCCGTAAAGAAGGGAAGAACCCCGCTGGGGGCTTAAACGCCAAGGGCCGAGCTTCGGCGAAAGCCCAAGGCATGAACCTGAAGCCCCCAGCTCCGAACCCGAAGACAGACAAGGATGCGGCCCGTCGTAAGAGCTTTTGCTCGAGGATGAATGGCATGAAGAAAAAGTTGACGAGCGAGAAGACCCGCAACGATCCGAACAGCCGCATCAACAAATCCCTTCGTGCATGGAACTGCTGACATGAACCGCTCGAGTATGTCCAAACAGGTCTCGACCCCCGGCGGCAAGAAGCCGAAGTCCCGTGTCAACGAGGCCGGGAACTACACCAAGCCGTCCATGCGGAAGTCGCTCTTTGAGAGCATCAAGGCTGGCGGCAAGGGCGGGTCTCCGGGGCAGTGGAGTGCCCGCAAGGCCCAGATGCTGGCTCAGCAGTACAAGGCCAAAGGTGGAGGGTACAAGGATTGAAAGCCCCGCAGAAAAGCCTAAAGAAATGGACCGACGAGAAGTGGGGCACCAAGAGTGGCAAACCCTCGACTCAAGGCCCGAAGGCCACGGGCGAACGCTACCTGCCCAAGGGCGCGCGTGAAGCGCTGAGTCCTGCCGAATATGCGGCCACGAGCCGTGCCAAGCGCGAAGGTACTCGCAAAGGCAAGCAGTTTGTGGCACAACCTAAGAAGATCGCAAAGAAGACCGCGAAGTTTAGGGATTGATCCATGACCACCTCCGGAACCGCGACGTTCAACCTAGACGTTGGAGAGCTGATCGAAGAGTCGTATGAGCGCTGCGGGCTTGAGGTTCGCACGGGCTACGACGCACGCACGGCCCGGCGGTCCCTGAATCTGATGTTCGCGGAATGGGCCAACCGCGGCCTCAACCTGTGGACCGTGGCCCAAGCGACGATCACCGTCACACAGGGCACGGCGACCTATACGGTCGGCGCAGACCACGCGGACATCTTGGAGATGGTCCTTCGTCGTTCAGGTACGGACTACGAGGTCGAACGGATCAGCCGCGGCGACTACTTCTTGCTGCCCAACAAGACCGCACAGGGTCGCCCGTCGCAGTTCTACTACGACCGGAAGATTTCCCCCGTCATCAACTTGTGGCAGGTTCCTGAGAACTCGACAGACCAGCTGGTCTATTACTACGTGCGTCGCATTCAGGATGCAGGGACGATGCAGAACACTACGGACATGCCGTGGCGCTTCTACCCCTGCA